CATAAGTTGGTTTTGCAGCACCAGATTTTGCTTGCTGACCTGGATCTGCTGCTTTTTTTCTTCTTGCTGCAGAGCGTCTTTCTGCAGGAGTCATTGATGCTCTTTTTGTGGAAGAAACACATTTGGGAGTTCCTTCGCCCGCTTCGTCACTTGCACAAGTTCCACCAGTCACTACATTTACCCATCCGGGTTTTCCTTCTTTTGATTTCGAACCCTTAAACCATTGATGCAAAGACCCTTCAGTAACATCCTTAAATTTTTTATGATGCTTTTTGGCATCTGCTTCCATCTTTTTCAAACGAGTGTAATAGTCTGGAATTTCATCTAAATGTTGAAGGGCAATTTCTTTAGCAAGTTCGTGATTTTTAGTATGCTCATGCTCAATAGGTTCGCCCATATCCAATTGCTTTTGAATGAAAGAAACATCCATACGATGCTTCTTCGCAATTTGCGCAACAGTTTTAAATGGTTTCAATTGCTCTTTCAATTTCTTTTTACGACCCTGACAATGAGCTCTTTGTGAAAATCCTTTTGGATTGTCGCAGTCAATAGATTTTTTATATTTGTCCGACCAACCCATTAGGAGATTAAAATTACTCTTTATTATTTAGAAAACCTTGCTTGAGTAATTTTGATAACTCTGAAGTTGATCCTACAAATACCGCATTGTTTGTCACATTATTGGTTGTCTTTACAGATTCATCTTCAACATCTTTAAGTTTTTTCTGTAAATCTATAAGCTTATCTGTCACATCTCCAACATTCTTAATTAACTGTCCAGCAACTTCATACGCTCTTGGACTTCCACCTTCACCAGCAAGTTCCATTATTCCATTAATTGCTTCTTGTCCCTTTTCAATTAAAGAATAAAGATTTGCTCTGGTATATTCATAATCTTTCTGAATATCATCTACCTTCAACGGAGATATTTTTAATTCTTCCTTTACTTTTTCTACTTCAACAATATTACTTTCAATGTTAAGAGCAGAATCTAAACTGTCAAATGTATTACTCATACTATGTTAAATATCCCTTTGCTGTGTTGGACTATAAGTTTTAGAGTCCTCAAAACTTTGCCAAGTTTCATTAAATCCAAAATCATCATCTGGATTTGCATCGATGGGATCTGGGGTAAGTGTATATCTCATTTCTCTCTTTGCAGTTGTCACATCAGTTGAATTATAGTAATCGACTTGAACCTTACGAATAAGACCATCCGTAGAATCCGCGATAGGACCAAATAGATATGTTTTTGCTGTAAAATTAAAAGTGTAAATTAATACTCTTCTTGTTGAAAAATCTCCCTCATAATCATCCGTAAATGATACATTATCTAAAACAATGGGGATATCTCTCTTTTCCCCAATCGAATCAATTAAATCTACGGTTAGATTGAATGCTGGTTGAAAATAAGGCAATATTTGCTCAACCACTTGCAAAGCATCATCCTGTAATTTTGTCATTACATTTAATTGAAACCCAATATTATATGGAACAGGCAAATAAACTTTTTTCAAATTTGTTCCGTCAGAAGCTTTAAATGTTTGGGTAATATTTGCTTTTCTAGTTGCATCATATTGAATTGAAGTCATCTCAAATGATAATCTAGGTAAAGTTGTTTGCACAGGTTTATTTAAATCTGATTGCTGTTCAATACGTGCTAAAAACTTTTGCATTGGACCATATGCTAATGGTACTCTCATTTCATTATAAACATCTCCTTCTTTATCAAGATGTTTAATATAAATTTGATTAAATAATGTGCCAAAAGCAATAATAACTTTTCTAATTATTTGATGATAGTAATAATTTCCTAGCATTAGTAATTTCCAAAAGGATTTTTTTCAGTAAAATCAACGATTAAATCAGCTTCTTTTTCAATCTGATCATTATCTTCATATTTATCTTCAAATTTTGCATTTTCAATGTAATCAATGCTATATCTTGCCGATGAAGCAGACCCAACTATAATATCTGCTGGCATAAATGTTCCATCTGTCGTACCAACTTTCAAAATATTTTGATCTTTATTCCAAGTTTTAACTCTTGCTTTAGCACCAGATATAGATCCAGTTACAATTTCATTAAAAATAAATGTTCCAATACCAGTTAAAATTGGTGGAGGTGATATTGTCACTCCTATACCGGAGGTATATCCAATACCAGCATCTGAGAGTAAAATTTGAGTTATATTTCCGGTAGTGCTAATAGATACTCTTCCAATTGCAGTGCCAACTCCCGAAAGTGGAGAAGAAAATCTTATCGCTGGAGAAACTGGGTAACCACTTCCAACAATTAAAGGACCGACCGATCTAATTCCAACTGAGTTAGTCACAAGCACACAAGTTGCAGATGCGCCCGATCCAACTCCACTAAGTGTTATGGTAGGTGTAACTGTATATCCAGCACCAGAATTTGTTAAAAGAATTTCTTTTACTGAATATATTCCAGCTTTTGAAGTTGTTATTGCAACTGCAGTAGCATTAATTCCACCAGCAGGAGCAGAAGAGATTGCAACAATAGGTGGGGAAGTATAGTCATAACCATCGTTTGTCAATACCACTTTGCGAATATAACCTGTTGTTGTATAGGCTATTCCTGTAGCCTGTTCTCCAAATGATATTAGTTTAAGAGTTGTTATGTAACCTTGATTTTCTAATCTAGAATCAATCTCATCAACTGTAGTATTAATGTTGTTCCACCCACCCATTTCGTCTTCATATTCGAATAATTCACATTTTAATTCATACATATAAAGTTTTCCCAATTGATAAAAATTAACTTCATGTTCAACAAATTTAACTTCAAATATTCTTTGACCTAAAGGAAAATAGATCAAATCACCTTCTCTGGGTCTAGAAGAAAGAACAATCTCATCAGAAGATTCTCCTTCTAAAAATGGAGAAATAAAATCCTCAAATCTTTCTTTTGAAATAATTAAACTTAGTTCATCCCTCAAACTCATTCCAAATTTTGAAAGAATATCTCCTTGACCACTATATCCATCATAGTTGTTAATATATGCTTCAATTGCGTAGTTATCATCAAATTTAGAGGATTGAATTTCCCTAATAATAGTTTGTTTTCTTACAAATTTTCTTGGAATATAGATGACATCTATTCCATAGATTTTCAGTTGCTCATTAATTAAGTCTTGTACAAGTCTTTGTTCTCCGGGAGAACCTTGTAAAAAGAAAGGATTGAGTGCCATTATTATCCAATAAAATCGTAAGGTGGAAGTTCATAATCCATAGACATTCTTTGTTGTATGTCTGCTAACTCTTTCACAGCATCTTCATATATTTCTCTACCATTTAGTTCAATTCCACCAGGAAGTTTAACTCCTCTAAATTTAATTAAATTTTGACCCCACTGCCTTTTAATTAAAGAAGTTAGATACATTTTTAAAAAGCTATCATTATAAACTTTAGTGAACTCATTAGGATCTAAAATTCTATAACAATCAATAATAATATAATTATCTTTCGCTTTTGCAGTCCAATCTATATCTAAATACAATCTATTTTGTCTTTTATTGTATCGTATTTGCTTATCTGGGGTAAGTAAAAAGTCAATGTCTTCTAAATAAGTTTTAACCATCGAATACTGAAGAAGTTCAACAGAATTGAAGTAATATAAGTCGTTTAAAAATAATTGATACTTAATACTAAACATTCCTGCAGAAATAGTGCTAGTATCAAATTTAAAAACTTTTTCAATACCAATTATAGAATCTGGTACTTGAATAAAATTAGAATTTTCATAAAAACTAAACGTAGTAGTTCCAATTCCACTAATATTTGCCGATCCGGTAGTGGTAACAATACCGACCCCAACTTTAGGATCCGCTTGTCCTCTATTTAAGTCTTCTTGTGTAATTTTATACTTGAGATACATTCTCTCAACACCATCAAAATGCCTCTCTTGAAAGTATTGAAGCGCATCGTCAACTAAATCGTCGATTTGGTCATCATCAACGTTAATTTCCAGTACAGGTGCTCCCAATCGTCTTAAACAGTAATCAATTAATTGTTGTCTACTTGCTGGTTTTGCCATTAGTAAGTACCTCCATCTAATATTCTTGTCCAGGTGATAATTCCAACATTATTAGTTGTTAAAACATAGTTACTATAATCTATGGAATTTGTTGTTGAAGCAGCCCCAGTAGAAACTACAAGACCTGATGGATCAAAATATGCAACTCCAGAATCGTATGCAGTGTAATACAATTCATCTGTTACTGTTGCAATTCCTGCAGTAAATTCATCTACAGAAAATGATCCTACAGTTAAACTACCACCAATTGATACTGATCCAGTAAAAGTTGAAACTCCACTTACATTATTTACTGATAATTGAGTAACTGATGCAATACCGCCAATTACATTTTCTGCAGTTACTGCTCTGCCACCAGAAGAGCCAGAAATACTGGAAACAATTTTTACTGCATTTTGTTGTCCAACTCTGACTTTAATATCTGACATTATCGAGTAACTCCTTCTGTTACAAGAACCATTCCTTCAATAACTCGGTTTTTAACTCCAATGTCATCGATGATGACAACATCATATACATATCTGCCAGGTTTAATAATGGTTGTTTGAGCAGCAGTTAATTTAATTAAAATTTTTCCTGCGGTTGATGGCATTTCAACCGAAGTAGTAAATGGTACTGCGCTAGAACTACCTGCCCATTTTCTCATTTGAGATTCGACTGTATATCCAGTCAAATCAAATGCAGAATTTGTGTCGGTGCCTTCTAAAGTAAAAGATTGGCTAAAGTCGGCTCCAGAATTTACGACTAGATTATTTACGTATACTGCAGCCATCTATCTTTTTAAGATCTACTTCTTATTTATATTTCAAAGTGCTCCCAAAGATTTCATAACCTCTTGTTGCTTCAAATATAATTTACAATACAATTTTGAAAAATTTTTAAGTTGATTAAAATCCATTTCATCAATAAATCTTGAATGTTTCTCATATTCAAACAACTTATCAATAGTATTAAGAGTAATTTCATTTGGATCCATTGATTATCTCCTTTAATAAAGTTTTAATTTCATCTATATCTTGTTTAATTTTATTCAATTCATTTTTTTGTGATTCTCTATTACTCAAACTATTTACATATTGATTATAGGCATTGTTGTCACAGTTTACAATCGCTCCAGAATTTTCGTCTCGATATAAATTTGGGTGCCCTTTTACTGGTATCATCATCTAATTGCAATGGATCTTAAATCTTTAAATCTAGGTGGATATGCTTGATTTGTAGAGGACATCACAATTTTAATTGTAAATCCGCTAAATTGTCCAAGATTATTTGCAGAAAACTCATACTCTAAGAATTGATTTTGATTACTTGCAGGGACAAAAATATCGGAAAGTCCACTATTATTTGCTGGGTCAATAACGTCAGAATAACCGTCATTATTATTATCCACCGTTAAATTATCATATCCTGGGAATAATTCAAAAGACTGCTCAACTTCACTAGAATCTGCTCTTATTAGACTATAAAGAACTCTAAAATCTGCAGAGAAATGTCTATACGCAGAAAGAATTACTTTAAGTGAAGTTGCTGGTTGAGACAATCTTACTGTATTTGAAATGTAAATTGCTGCGTGTGGGTCATTGAGAATAGAATTAACTCTACCATCTTGTTGGTAATTAGATATTGGAGAATTAATTCTATTGCTATGGAAATCCGTAAATGATGTATCTAAGAAAATTTGAGGAGAAACATACTTATTACTTGATGTCATTGTCAATGCTGTTGTAAATGACTTGTTTCTTGATAGAGAAGTTAAGAATGCATCTTCATTTACCTTAGATGCAACAATTCTTGATGAAGAAAGTGTATTTAAGGAATTTATTTGAATATCTTCATAACCCAAATCTTGGAAAGAAACTTCATTGCCACTAATACTAGTTCCACTAACTGATCTAATCTTTGCAGACAATGAAGTTGCTGCAGTAGGAGTTGCTGCATCATAGAATGGAATTATTGCATCATATTGAATATTTTCAGATGCAAATACTCTAGATCCTCCGGAAGTAAG